GTACTTAAGGCAAAACGGGTAAAGAGTTCGACCCAGAATCCTAAAAGGAGCCGGGTCGATGTGGGCATTCAGGAAGCGACGATCCACTCCCCCTAGCCTACCCCACTTTCGGGGGTGTCAATTAATAGGTGATGGTCTCGTAGGACTCAGCAGTGACTGAGACGCTGACGAATCCAGAGCTCGAGCCCTTGTCGTCTACCTTTGTCACCGTTCCGCTGAAAGAAACAGAAGCCGCTCCGCCCGGGTAAGCAGACGCAGTCTTGGCCGTAAAGGACAGGGTCGTCCCAAGGGCCGGAACGCTGGTGGCCTTGGCCACGCCTTCAATGTTAATTTCGGATTTCCTGTCGTCGTAACGGGCGGTTACGGTGAGGCCATCCTCATCCATGACGGTCGCCGAGTTGTTGAAATTAGAGGTGACCGTGTAGCTTTGAACGTAAAGCGAGGCCTGCTGGCCGGCGCCGATTCCGTACAAGCACACCACGCCTTTGTTTACTTCGCTCATCTTACTCCTGCTTTAATTGGCAACCTACTCGGGGTTCAGGCAAGTGAGGACGTCGAAGGCAAAGGAAGTCGCCCAGGAGCGCTCGTCGATGCCCTCGTCTTCGGAGCGATAAGACAAGTCGTAACAGATCGCGGAACCTCCAGCCGCAAAGGCGGCTTCAATCAAATCAAAACTTTTCATGCAGTCCGAAAGGGCGGCGCAGCGTTCGCGGTGGACGGCCAGCGTCGTGTCGTCGGCGTTCGAGAACAGGGTCACGCGGACGGAGCAATCGTAATTCCCGAGGCCTTCGGGGAGGTCGCCAGGGGCCCGGGCGGAGTCGCAGAGGACGACGGCCTTCGGCAGGGTCTGGGTCGCGGCGCTGTCACCCGTGAGGATGGCCACGCCGGCGAGACCAGCCTGGGCGGTGAGATAGGTCGCGAGCGTGCCCTCGACGATGTGGCGGATGGATTTGGTGAAGGCCATGTTATTTGCGGTTAAACTTATTGATTGGTTTTTGCATGCGGTGACGGATCATGCCTGGCATCTGCTTGACGCGGTTACCGTAGACCAGCCCTAAAACGCCGGCTTGGTCGGCGATGCCGTTGATGTTGCCTAGGCTGTTAGTCACGGATGCTTCACAAATCTTATCGGTAAAGGTCGTGCTATTGTACCCAGAAATTGCCGTATGCAAGGTGATCCAAGTAGCCTTCCGCAGCTCTGCGCCAGGTTCGCCTTTTTGGCCGTTGTTATCCTTAGGGCGGGGAAGACTTGCGAGAGCCTTGGCCCAACCTGACTTGACCGCCCCGACCATCTGCTGCCGCCTTTGGATGTATTCATTGAGCTCGGACTTATCTTGCACAAGCAGTTTGACGGACACTGCCCGGTTGCCTTTCTTGATGCGTCCGCCGAACCGCCCTTTAACCTGGTTGTGAATCGGTCGCAGATCACGGACAAAACCCTGCGTGCCGTACTCCGTCTTGACTGGGTTTGCACGGCTTAGAAAGTTCCTAGCCTTGGTAAAGGCCCGCTGCTTATCCGCGTCTGCCGCAATCTTAGCAAGTATGCTGCGTTGTCCGAGCATGCCCTGTAGCTTGCCGCCATCGGTCAGGCGTTTAAAAGTCCCGAAGTCACCGGCCTTAACTGCGAATGCAATTTGGTTCACGATGTTCCCAGCTCTGCCCTTGGCCGAGGAGTCGTTAGCGGCCACGAAGATCTTGGAGATGTCGCCGGCTACGGCTTTTAAGCCAGCCTTCTTAGCCCCAGGGCTTAGTCCGTTGCCCCCACCCCTAGGCAATGGAGGGGTGAACATGGCCGCATCTTGGCAAGCAAAGGCCGCTTGCTCGAGGACGGCGTCGCGCATGGTGATGCCGGTCTGAGCCGCAAACTGGCGACAGGCCTCCACGAACTGAGCGAGGGACTTCGGCTCGATGGCGCCTTTCTTGGCCATTACTGGTTATCGTCGATGACGACGAGGGTCACCCAAGCCGAACCGGGCTTGTAGGTCTGGGTCGTGATGCGGACGTTCTTCCCGCCGGCCACGATCTTCTTGCCCTGGGCGAGGGAAGCGATGGGGGAGCCGCCGACGATGATGGCCGTGGAAGCCCCGATAGACCCATCTGGGAGGCTCCAGGAGGCCGTTGCGGCGGGGAGGCGGACGTTGTACTGGGTTCGCTCCATATAGCCCCCAGCCTCGAGCACGGTCTGCACGGCGGGGTCGGAGATGAGACAAGCGAATGTAATCGCTCCAGAGTTGGCCGAACCGGCCACGGCAAAATCGGCGACCATCTCCTTCGCGTCGGGCAGGAACTCAGAGTATAAACTCATAACCCTGCGGCCATTGGCAAACAGGCACAAAAAAGGGGCCCCTTGCGGAGCCCCCGTTTTCGATGTCAGGCCGCTTAGGCAGCGGTGACGTAGCGGACGGCCGAGGTGCCGCGGCCCTTGTTCGCGCCGATGAGGATCTGAGCGATGCAACGGATGTTGCCCGTTTCAGCCTGACCGACGAGAACCTGGACGGAGAGACCCGACTCAGCCGTGGCGACGCTGGCGTTGAAGCCGGCGATTTCAGCCATCGGCACCCCAGTCGCGACGAGCAGGGAATCCGGGCCCATGGCCACGCCCGCGAGATTCTCGACGTTCGGGATCTGGTTCCACTGGTAGATGTCCATGCCGGCGACCTGACCGACGTTGCCGGTGGTGACAACGGTGTTGGCGCTCGGGTTGAGGGAGCTGACGAGGGAGGCCGAGTTGCGGAGGGCCTTCAGGTAGCCGTTGCCGACGAGGAAGGAGCGGGGCTGGCCAGCCTTGGCGGTGTCGAGGAGGAACTGAGCGTTCACCACGTCGTCATAGCCGAAGTCATTGACGGTAACGATTTCTTCAGTGGCGAAGTTGGCGGTCGTAAAGACGGCGCCGATTTCTTCCCAGCACTTGTCGACGATGGCCTGAGCGGCGGTCTTCGCGTAAGCGTTGATGAGGTACTGCATGCCGAACTCCTGGATGTCCAGGGGGCTGAACTCGTCGACGTACTTGAAGTGCTTGAGGGTGACCGAGGAGTTGGTCATCGTGGCGCCGTCAACATCCGCGAGGGTGTTGGTGGCCTTGTTGAATTCCGAGGCCGTGCCCGAACCCATGATCGGGACGAAAACGGTTTTGCCCGCGCGGCCGACAGAGGCCGAGAGGTTGACGGAGATGTTGTTGAGGATGGGCAGCTTGCCGGCGACGGTCTGGACGATGTAGTCAGACAGGATAGCCGGAGCGGTAGGTAGGACGGTAGCCATAGTAGTGTGTTAGGGAGTGAGGGTTAGAGGGAAATGAGAGCGGCCTTGTGCGCGTTGAAGAACGCGATGCGGGCCTGACCAGGAGGGAGAGCGAGATAAGCGGCCTTGATGTCGGCGTTGCTCATCTTGACCGGGGAGTCGCCCTTCGGAAGTTCGACGGGCTCGGTGCCGAAGGAGGCGACGATCTTCGCGGCTTCCTTCGAGGCGGTGGCCTTCGAGCCTTCGAGTTCGGCGACCTTGGCCTTCAGCTCGGAGGCTTCCTTCGCGGAGGCTTCGAGGGCGGCGGTCAGTTCGGCAACCTTGGAGGACGACGCGGCGGCCTCGACCTTGAGGGACTCCAGTTCGGCGGAGGCGCCGACGGTCATCTTCTCGACGGTGGTGCGGAGGTCGTCGCGTTCAGCGGTAAGGCCCGCAAGCGAGGCGGCGGCCTGGACGAGTTGCTCTTCGATGGTCATGCTAGTCCTGCGGAAATTGGCAACCTTGGCCGAGGGGACGACGGCCTCTTCGACCTCGTCTTCGACTTCTTCTTCGGACTCTTCGACGACTTCAGGCACATCCTCGGGGGCCATGACTTCGACGCCCAGGGCGGCCACGGCCTCGCGGCTGTCGGCCCGGTTGTCGATAAACAGGTCGACGCGCTCGCCCTTGTCCAGGCGTTCCTTGATGACGCGGGCCTTGAAGGCCGGAGCCTCTTCGGAGCCGTCATTCATAATCAGTTCCTGATACTCGAGGCCAGTGGCGGCGAGGTCGGCCACGGTCTTCTCGCGGTCGGACTCGGGGCGGTTGGTCAGGATGACCACCTCTTCGGCGGCCTCGTCGATGTAGTCGATGACGCGCTCGACGGGCTGGCCGTCTTTCAGGATTGTGTCGTCGATGTCAGTGAAGATGCGGGGCATAGGTTTTAGAATGAGGCTAAGGCTTTGGAGAAGGAGTCGGCCAAGCCCGTGACTAGGCCCTGGGCGGCGGCTTGCTTACCCGAGAAGACCTGACCACGGAGGGCGGAGTCGGCGACCATCTTGCGCTTACCGCGGATGGCGGCCTTGAAGTCTTCGTGAATGCCGTCGACCGAAGCCTGGAGGTCGGCCATCTGCTCGTCAGAGAGGGACGTGCCTTCGATGCCGGCGCCCTTGAGCGGGGAGCCAGAGGACTTGATGACGACCATACGCACGCCCTGGGACTCGTAGAGCTTGGACATGTCAGGGATGGCCATGTAGACGCCCACGCTGCCGACGGTGGCCGAGGGGGAGGCGACGACGCGGTCAGCCTGAGAGCCGAGCCAGTAAGCAGCCGAGGCCATCTCGCTATCGGTATAGGCCATGGTCGGCTTGCCCACGTCGCGGATCTTGTTGGCGAGCTCTTCGACGCCGGTGACCGTGCCGCCAGGGGACGAGATGTTAAAGGCAATCTTCTCGACCGCGGGGTCGGCAGCCATCGCGTCGAGCGTGGCCGAGATTTCATTGACGTCCGTCACGCCCATCATGCGCTCGAGAGGGCTGACGCCCTTGGAGATCAGGCCGACGATCGGGATGACGCCAACGCCGTTCTGGATATACGGGGCAGGGGCCACGCCGAAGATCTGCGCGAGCATGTCGGAGAAGCCGAACTTCTCGGCCATGACCGCGAAGTCTTGGGCCTTGGACGGGTCGATGAGCATCGGCTCACGGCCCTTGAGAGCATGGGATAGGAAGCGGGTCATTTCTTTTCGTTAAGGTTGGTTCCGGGGAGCGGTTCAGCCTGGTCGACTTGGGCGACCGTGCCGAGCGGGGTGTTCGTCGGGCGGAAGAGCAGCTCGAACGGGATGCCGTACTGGCGGGCAAGGTTCTGAATATGAGCCATGTCGGCGGCTCGCTTCTCCATCTCGGAGCGGAAGTCGAGGCCGCGCTGGCCGTAGAGCTCAGACATGGACATCAGGCCCATCTCGATGTCGGCCCGGTCATTCGCGGCTTCACGGCCGGCGTCGACGGTGACCGACTTCGGGGTCGTCCAAGAGGCAGACCACCAGCGGGGGTCGTCGGGGATCTCGCCCCGGGCGATGCCGTCGGCGATGATATACTCCCAAGTCGGCTGGCAGAATGATTCGATGATCATGTTCTGATACTTGCCGAAGACGCGAGCGGCCTTGGCCGTCACGAGGCGGACTCCAGCTCCGCCGGCGGCGGTGACGTCCTTTACGAACTCGTAGGGGAGGACGGAGCAGATGTCCTTTTCCAGCGCCGCGAGGAAGCCGACGAAGGTCGAGTTCGGGCGCTTGCTCTCGAAGGACTCGAAAGAGTCAGAGGACTCGAGCACGATGGCCTTGCCGCCCATCTGGCTTGCGATGATCTCAGCGGAGTTATGGTTCGACGAGATCTCGGAGGCCGCGTCGTCGTCGAGGAAGCCAGAGCCCTTCTTGATGACTCGGGTCACGTCGCCGTTGTCCTTAACGGCCCGACGCTCGAGCTCGAGGATTTCCTTCACGTCCTGGATGCTGTTGAGCGAGGACTGAAGCACCGGGACGCCGCGAGAGCCTGAAGCGGTCTCGGTGTCCATGATGTGCATGACGGACTGAGCCTCGACCTTGCGGGATGAGCCGTCGGCTTGATAGACAGAGTAATAAATCGGTTCGTTATACTTGCCGAAGCCGATGCCGTCCCAGCAATCATCAGGGGTGTCTGCGTCGGTAGGGTCGCCCACGCGGTGGGCCTCGACGATTTGAATTTGGGCGCGGTCACCGTTGATGACCTTAAGGCCGAAGGCATCGCCGTCTCGGAAGGCCGAGCGCATGAGCACGCCCTGGCACTGGTAGAAGGACTTGCCGGAGACGTCGATGCGCTTGGACTCGCGGGCGAAGTACTCTTCGTGAAGGCGAGCGGTCTCGGGATTCTCGGCGTGGGACTGCGGCTTGATGCCGTCGCCGACGACGTAGATGCAGATGTCATTCAGGATCTGGCGGAAGAGCGGGGACTCGCGCTCGGCCCATCGGCACTTCTTGACCATCTCGTTGCGATCCCAGGGCGACAGGTCGCGGCGCATGTCGTCCGGCTGCGGAGCGTAGATGACGCGGCGGGCGTAGGTCTGGACGGTGCTGCCCCACTGGTTGCCGCTGTATTGATTGTTGAACGTGGCCCCACTCGACGCGGCCTGAGGCGCGGTCGTCGACTTCTTCCTCGCGGAAGACTTGGCGGGCTTCGGGTCTTTCTTACGGGGGGCCATAGATTATTCGTAACGGTTATCCCATCGGGTGTAAACCATCGTCGAGCGTCGACCATACTTGCCCGGGTCGAGGCGGCTCAGGGCGAACATAGCCTCGTTAAGCATCTCCTTCGGAGGCAGGGCGAACTGTTTGGTCGCCGAAGAGCCGGAGTCGGAGTAAGACATAAGGGTCTTTCCGTCCATGATGAGCTGAAGGGCCTTCGCCTTGAGGTCGAGAAGCTCGCATTCCGTCAGGCCGATGAAGATACCTTGTGCCATTTAATCTTGCGGTAATTGGCAACGGAGGGGGCGGC